AACAAAAAGAAGTAATTAATAATTTTTTAGACATTGTCGATAAAAGTAAAATGTTGTTAAATAATCCTGATTTATTAGATTTATATTTAAAAATAAAAGAGGTGGAATAAATGAGTAAAGAAGATAAAAAAGCCTTATTAATAGGAATACCTTTGATTGTAGTATTTCTTATTTGTGTTGTCATTGCTTCACAAAAGGAAAATAAACAAAGATATGAAAATTGTATCAACAATGGTGGGAAAGCAATATTACAAGAAACAGGATATTTTGAAGGCTGTATTATTGGAGATGATAAATAATGGAAGATATACATACTATTATTCATAGAAAAAAAGAGCGATTAAAAAAACTTAATGATTTTAATTATATAACTACCATGAGCGATGTTAAAAGGAATAATGAAATTTATCGTTTAAAAGGTTATATCGAAGCTTTAAATGATGTTAAAAATAAAAAAATATATACACAAGAAAGGGATATACTTGAAAGAATTTATGAAAATGTTGATGAAAATATAAAACAGATTATACGAGAATGTTGGAGGTAAAAAATGAAAATAGATAATGGAAAGAAGGAGTGATTTATGCCAAATTGGTGCAAAGGAGTATTAAAAGTAAGAGGAAAGAAAAAAGATTTATTAAACTTTTTAAATAATGGAATAGAAAGATACGGTTATCCAATAGATGTAAATGGTGATTATACCAAATATCCATTAGGTGTAGAAATTGATGACTGGGGCTGCTATTTCGTGGAAAAGACTGATAGTGAACATGATAGTTGGTTATATATAAAAGATAGCAGGAGATGTTTTATAGAAGAAAATATTGAATGGTATTTAGAAGACCTTGAAGATACTGATGAAGAAATATGTTATTTAGATATTAAACAGGCTTGGAGGTTAGAACCTGATTATTTTAAAAAAATATCCAAAATTTATAATGTAGATTTTAGAATAATGGGGTTTGAGCGTGGAATGCAATTTGTACAAGAAATAGAAATAATTAAAGGTAATATAACATCAGATAAAGTTACTGAATATGATGATTATAAATGGGAAGCATATGACCCTCGATTAGGTGGTTAATGTTTCGAATAATAAATTAAAAGGAGAAAAGTAATGAAAAACATTAAAATATTTACTAACAATATTGAACAAGAAGCAATAAATCAAATAAATGAATTATTAGACCAGGAGGCATTTAAAGATAGTAAAATTCGTATAATGCCAGATGTTCATGCTGGTAAAGGTTGTGTGATTGGTTTTACTGGTGATTTAGGAAATAAAGTAATTCCAAATATAGTTGGTGTTGACATTGGCTGTGGTATGTTATGTGTTGAATTAGGTAATATTGATTTAGATTTAGAAAGATTAGATAAAATTATTAGAGAATATGTTCCTAGTGGAATGAATGTCCACGAAAATCAAAGATATAAGTTTTTAGAGTTAGAACAACTATATTGTTATAAATTATTAAAAAATAAAGATAATTGGTTAGAAAAATCTATGGGAACATTGGGTAGTGGAAATCACTTTATAGAAATAGATGTTGATGAAGATGATAATAAATATTTAGTAATACATACAGGCTCAAGAAATTTGGGGAAACAAGTTGCCGAAATATATCAAGAGAAAGCAATTAAATACTGTTCTTATGAAGATGAGATGAAAGAAGAAAAACAAAAACTTATAAAGGAATATAAAGAACAACACAGAGAAAAAGAAATACAAGATAAATTAATTGAAATATCAAAAAAATATGAGGGTAAAACAAAATTACCAAAAGATTTATGTTATTTAGAAAAGGATTTAAGATCACAATATTTATACGATATGAGAATATGCCAAGAGTTTGCTAAAGATAATCGTTTGTCTATAGCAAAACAAATATTATGTAATTACTTTGAACTGCCATATTATGAAGGCTATAAAAGTGTAAGATTAAGGGAAAAAGCAATATCCCCTTGTGATTGGTATACTCAAGATATGATTGAGAAGGATTTCTGGTATTTTGAAACAATACATAATTATATATCATTTGAAGATAACATAGTTCGTAAAGGTGCTATATCTGCTAAAACAGGTGAAATGGTATTAATACCAATGAATATGAGAGATGGTTGTATTATTGGCATAGGAAAAGGCAATGATGATTGGAATTGTTCAGCACCACATGGAGCAGGTAGAATAATGTCTAGGATAAAAGCAAAAGAGATTTTTAATTTAGAAGAATATAAAGAAAGTATGAAAAATATTTATACAACATCAGTAAATGAAAATACAATTGATGAAGCACCATTTGTATACAAACCAATGCAAGAAATAATTAATAATATAGGGGATACAGTAGATATTATTAAAATTATTAAGCCAATATATAATTTCAAAAGTGATGAATAGGAGGAATTATGAAAGATATAAATATAAATTACGAAGGATTAACCTTTGAAGAAAAGATAGAATTAAAAATAAATTATTTATTAAGTTTACCAGCAAGTGAAGCAGTAAAGAGTGCATTACTTAACTTGAAATGGGTACTAGAGATATACCAAGAAGAAAAAATGAAAGGAAGAAGAAGATAATGGGGAAAGAAAGATTAAATAGTGAGCAAATAAAAGAAATTTGCAAGATACAACATAAATTATTAATTGCAAAAATATTGATAAGTAAAATGCCAATGGCATATACAAACAATAATGTATATCAATTAGAAAAAGATATGAAAATAAGAGATATTGTTGATAATTGTGAAAATGAAATGAAAGAATTATTACTTAAATATGGAAGTGAAATTATTGTAAATACATTTAGTGATAAAGAATATCTACAAAGACCTGAAAATAGATTTACATTCGAGAATCAAAAACAGGCAACGAAGGAAGTCACTGGCGAGGAATTAACATTAGAAGAGTTTATGGAAAAGGTAGACAAATAGTGGAGCCACATAGAAGAAGAGAACTATTAAAGATAAGACGATCTTTTTTAGAAAGATATAAACTTGCCAAACAATTTAAAGATAGTTTTTATACTGAATATTTTGCTAAACAAATAAGAGACATAGATGAAGAATTGGAGGAAAACGATGGAAAGAAAAATAATTTATAAAGAAAATAGTGAAGAGTATAGAGCAATTAAATTATTAGAAAAAAAGACTAGAAATTATAGTTTAGATGGTGAAGATTTACACTATGCGATAATACTTTACAATTTAATTATTAATCTATCAATTGAAAATCAACAACTAAAAGAAGAAGTTGAAGCAGTAAACAAAGGCTTAAGAAAAGTACAGGAAAGAAGTATTAAATACAAAAATAGATGCTTTGAGTTGAATAAAAAAATTTATGAATTAGAAGAACAACTTGAAGATATAACCTTGTGTAGAGATATAGCAAGTGGACACAGAAAAGAAGTTCAAGATAGAGAAACCATATTGTTAAATCAACAAAAGGAGTTTATAAAATGGCTAGAAGATAAAATACAACAACAAGAAACAGTAATAGCAGAAAATCAAGAAAAATTATATTTCTTAATATATGAAGATGAGAAAGAGGATTTAAAGTCATCTTCACAAAAAGCATATATAAGAAGAATAATTCTTATAGAAATTTTACAAAAATATAGAGAAATAATAGGAGGTAAATAATGAAGTTAATATTAGGAAAATTAAACAATGGTGCTATTTTTTATTGGGATATATCTCATCTGCAATTGAAACCAGTAGTAGGAGATTATGCAATAGTAGGAAATAAAAATGATTATGATCTAGTAAAGATAATAGGAATAGTAGAAACTAGTGAAAAATATTATAAACAATTAACTCATGATTGTGAATTAAAACAAGCTGTATGCTTATTAAAAAGAAATATGATTAGAAATGATTAACAATATCAGGGGAAATATGGTTATAGAAAGGGGAAGTAAATGTATATAGAATACAATGAGCTGTTAAAGCAATTCAAAAAAGCAGAGAGAAACTATAACGAAGCATTAGAAAAGAAAAGCGAATTAATATTATCTGTAATGCCAGGGGCGGTAAAGCCTAAAGAAGTTATGGTAACCATAAATACTTCACCAGACACTAATTTAATTAACTACACGAGTGAAATAGATGAAGTTGATAAATTGATTAACCAAAGTAGAAATACACGAGATATGCTAAATTATGAGCTTAAGAAGAAGCTCATAAAAATGAAAGAAGAAGGGGATGTATATGATAAGATATACATTTACAGATGGATAGAGCATAGATCTGTGTATAAATTTCATAAATTAGTTGGTTATAGTAAAACACAAGTATATGATTATATTTCAGAAATGAAGAAAAAATTATATAAAAATGAAAGTTCGGACAAAATCGGACAAATCTAGGTATACAATGATATTGTGATAATATATAGTTCACATATTATACCTCACACTACCTATTAGTAGGTAGTATACTGATAATATATAAAAAGCGCGGGTTGAAAGTTAAGGTTAATTTGCTTTTAATATCACTATAAAAATCAAAGTACAAGATTAGTGATTACTTTCAAGAGAGTTAGGTTGAGTATGGCCAACAAAACACCTATAAATACCTTTATATTATTAGTATAGTACTTACTAATACGAGATTACATACCTCCTTTACTCTATTAAATGATATTTTTCTTTTTCATTTAGTATGTAATCAGAATATGGACACACTAGTGTCTTTTTATTATGCAAAAAAAGGGTTGATTAGTATGAACTATAAAAAGTGTATGAAGAATAATACTTGCAAAACTTGTAGTGATTATTTGTTTTGTAAAGAAGAAACACCAAAAAGGGGTAAAAAGAAAAACAAGAAGGCAAACTTGTATAAAAATAGGAAGTGATGAAGATGGCTTTAAATATGAGACAAGAAAAATTTATTCAAAACATAATTAAGGGTATGAGTCAAAGGCAAGCTTATAAAGATGTTTATAAATCTAAATACAGTGATAAAGCAATAGATGAGCATGCAAGTACTTTATTTAATTCTGCAAAGGTTCAGGAAAGGTATAAGGAACTATTGAAAGAATTAGAAGATAAGGCTATTATGAGCGCTAAAGAACGAATGATATGGTTATCGAAAGTTGTAAATGGTGAAATATTAGAAGATGTACCATTAATGACTGATATTAATGAAGATAAAGTAAATACAATAAAATGCCCTACAAAATTAGACACTAGACTTAAAGCTTTGGATACACTTAATAAAATGAGTGGAGAATATACAACAAAAGTTGAAGCTGATTTAGATTTTAATATAAGAGTTGAATTAGATGACTAGAGAAATTAAAATATCAATATCAAAAAAGGTATTTAATGATGTATATATACCTTATTTAGATAATATAAGCAGATATTTGATATTTTATGGTGGCGCTGGTAGTGGTAAGTCTTTCTTCATTGTTGAAAGATACATATATAAAATACTTAATTCAAAATTAATGAACTTATTAACAGTTCGTGCTACTGGTAAGAGTAATAGAGATAGTACATTTGCTTTGTTCAAGCAGGTTATTAATAAATGGCATTTAGGTATGCACTTCAAAATAAACGAAAGTGATCTAAGAATAAAATGTTTACTTAATGGCAATGAAATAATATTCAGCGGACTAGATGATGTTGAAAAGTTAAAATCAGTTACTTTTAGTAAAGGTGAACTTACTGATATCTGGATAGAAGAAGCTTCTGAAATACTAGAAAGTGATTTCAATCAATTAGATGTCAGATTAAGAGGAAAAGGAACTAAAAAGCAAATAGTTATATCTTTTAATCCGATTGATATTAATCATTGGCTAAAAAAGAAGTTCTTTGATGTACCAAGAGATAATTTAACTATAGTACATACAACATATAAGGATAATAAGTTCTTAGATGAAGATTATAAGAAGTTACTAGAAAGTTATAAGTATACTGATGAGTATTATTATAATGTGTACTGCTTAGGTCAATGGGGTGTTCTAGGAAAGACTGTATTTGATGCGAGAGCAGTAAGCAGAAGATTGCAAGAAATAACTAGACCTATCAAGACTGGTTATTTTGAATATAAATATGATGATACAATGCCTGCTGGAAAAAAGATTACTGATGTAAAATGGGTAAATGATGAAAATGGTTATATAGAACTATATGAATTGCCTAACCTATACAAATATTGCATAGGTGGTGATACCGCTGGTGATGGCTCTGACTGGTTTACTGGGCATGTACTTAATGCAAAGACTGGCAAACAAGTTGCAAGGCTAAGACATCAAATGGATGAGGATCTATATGTAAGGCAAATGTATTGTTTAGGTTGGTATTATGCTAATAAAAACTTAAAAACTGGTGTAGTAACACCTGCTCTTATGTGTATTGAAAGTAACTTTAGTAGTTTCCCTAATAAAGAACTAGTAAGGTTAGGCTATCCTAATATGTTCGTAAGGGAGAAAGAAGATAGATATACAGGTATAATGGACAAGTCTTATGGCTTTAAGACCACTTCATTAACAAGACCTGTTATAATAGCAGAACTAGTTAAAATAGTTCGTGAATCTGTTGAATTAATAAATGATAAATTAACACTTGAAGAGATGCTAACTTTTGTCAGAAATGAAAAGGGAAGGCCAGAAGCACAACAAGGAGCTCATGATGATTTGGTTATGGGGCTTGCTATAGCCTATTATTCAAGGACACAAGTAATATTTGATGTTGAGCCGATAGAAGTAAGCCAAGCATTCAATTTCAAGTCAGAAGAGCCACTAGAGGCTGATTATGGAGAGGAGATAGTGATTGTATAATGAAAAAGAAAATGTTAAGAAAGTTAAGAGAAACTTGCAATGAATTAATTGGAGAGAAAGAAACTAATAAGATAATAACTGAAGCGATAGAGGAAGTATTAGAAGAAACTAAACCTAAAAAGAAAACAAAAAAAGGTGATAAGTAATGGAAACAATAGCATTACTTTTTTTATTTGGTATTTTTATAATTTTATCTTATACTTTAGGACTTAAAAATGGTCAAAAGTTAAAGAACAACGAAGAAATAAAAATACCAGAAATTAATCCTGTTAAGATAGTTAGAAATGAAATAGAAACTTTTGAACAAAAGAAGAAACAAGATGCCTATGATACTATGATGGCTAATATTGATAACTATGATGGAACAGGACTAGGACAGAAAGATATACCTAGTTAGGAGGTGTCAAGATGGATTTAAATGAATTAAAAGAAACTGATATATGGGAATTATATGAAAAAGGTAGAAACTATAATCGACTAAAGAATCTATATTCAGATACTGATAAGAATTATAGAATGTACAATGGCAATCAGTGGGCTGGATTAAAGATTAGTGGAATAGAGCCTATCCAGTTAAATATAATTAAACCTATAGTTAAATATAAAATATGTGTTATAAACGAGAATGAGTTTATGGCTGTATATAGTGCAGAAAACTTTGAGAATAAAGAGTTTAAAGAAGTGGCAAATAAAACTTGCGAACTTCTTAATAAATTAGCTGCTAAAACATGGGAAAAAAACAATATGGACTATAAGACTAGAGCCATAAGTAAACATTCTGCTATTAATGATGAATGTCCTATTTATGTAGATTATGATGAAGAAACAAATTTGCCAATAGTTGAAATATTGTCAAAAAACGATGTGTATTATGGTAATGAAAATGATTCAGATATACAAAACCAACCATATATTTTAATCAAACATAGAAAACCAGTTATTAATACTATTGAAATGGCTAGGTTATCAGGAGTGTCTGAGGACAAACTAAAGTATATAGTTGGTGATAATGATACTTTTGAAGAGGCTGGAGAAGATTCTAGAGAAGAAAAAGATGATATGGTGACTATCATCACTAAGCTATATAAAGAAAATGGTACAGTCCATTTTAGTCAAGCAACAAGATATTGTGATATTAGAGAAGACAAGGACACTGGACTAACCCTTTATCCGTTAGAGCATATGCTTTGGGAAGAAAAAGAGGGATATGCTAGGGGAGAAGGCGAGGTTAGATATTTAATACCTAATCAGTTAGAGATTAACAAAACCATAATGAGAAGATTAATATCTGCCAAAACTACTGCTTATCCACAAAAGGTTGTTGATGTATCTAAAGTTCAAAACCCTAATGCAATAGACAAAGTCGGAGGTACTATTAAAGTTAATGGCCAAACTGTAGATGATGTTAAAAAAGCAATTGGAGTTCTTCAACCAGCACAGATGAGTGCAGATGTCGAAAAGGTAATGAATGAGTTAATATCTACTACTAGAGAATTAGCAGGTGCCGGTGATATCGCTACTGGTGATGTTAATCCGGAAAGTGCAAGCGGCAAAGCAATACTTGCAGTTCAAAGAGCATCGCAAATGCCTGTAACCGAACAAACAATATCACTAAAAGCAACTTTAGAAGGATTGGCAAGAATATGGTTAGATATGTGGAAAACATATGCTACAGATGGCTTAGTAATAGACTATGAAGAATCTAATCCGACTACTGGCGAAGTAAGTTCCAGACCAGTTAAGGTACCTTATAGTGTATTGCAAGAACTACAAGCAAATGTAAAGATAGACATTACACCTAAGAGTCCTTACGATAAATATGCACAAGAGTTATCATTGGAAAATATGTTAAAGGCAGGATACTTTACTGCTGAAAAACTAGCAGAACTAGAAGTATATGTAAGTCTACTAGATGATGACAGTTCGATGCCTAAATCTAAGTTAGAAGAAGCAATAAAGAAAATGAAAGAATCTCAGCAAAGAATAGCAGACATTCAGACACAGGCTCAGCAATTAAAAATGCAAGCCAATAATTTTATTGCTAATCAGCAAGATATAACAGGTATAGGGCAATATGGAAATCAATTAATTAATCAAGCAATGGCTACTAGATAGTTATTGCTTTTTATATGGAGGAAATATGACATTTAGTGAAGCATTAGAAAAGTTGAAAGAAGGTAAAAAAGTCGCAAGAAAGAACTGGAATGGAAAAGGAATGTTTGTTGTTAGACAAAAAGGCTATCCAGAAGGTATACCTTGCAATAAACAAACTGCAGAAGCATTTGGATATCAAGAAGGAACTTTATTTAAATGTAGACCATATTTACAAATGAGATGTGCTGATGGCACTCATCAAATGTGGTTGGCTAGTCAATCTGATTTATTAGAAGAAGATTGGTATGTAGTTAAGTAAAAAGTAGTCCAAGCATTGTAAGACTTTAAAAGAAGATGGAATAGTGAAGTCAAACACTTAAAAAAATAGGAGGAAAGAAAATGAACGAAGAATATGATGTTCAAACACCTGTTACAGATGTAACTGAAAACACTGAAGCTCAATCAGTAGAAGAAAATGAGGAAGGTATAGAGTTAACTGATACCGCTTCTCAAGAGGAAGAAAAACAAGAAGTTAAAACTTATACTGCAGAAGAAGTAGAAAAAATGGTTAATGATAGATTAAATACTTTACTTCCAAAGAAAATCGAAAGAGAAAAAAGGAAGATGGAAAAGCAATATTCTGATAAATTAGCTAAATATGAAGAAACTGACAGTATATTAAAGGCAGGCCTTGGAACTAAAGATATCTCTGAATCTAATCAAAGAATGAGAGAATTCTATAAAGAACAAGGAATTGATATACCTGCTTATTCAAAGCCTAAATATTCTGAAGAAGATGAAAAGATTTTAGGTAAAGCAGAGGCTACTAAAATCATTGATTTAGGATTTGAAGAAATGCAAGAAGAGGCAAATAGACTAGCCACTATTGGTGTTGATAAAATGACACCTAGAGAGAAAGTTGTATTTAACACTCTTGCAGATGAACTAACTCATCAAAAACAAGTTAAAGAGTTAGCAGAATTGGGTGTGAAAGATGATGTGTTAAAAGATGATAATTTTAAATCTTTTGCTAGTCAATTTAATTCAAATACACCTATTAAAACAGTATATGAAATGTATACAAAAATAAATCAACCTGTTAAGCCAACGGTTGAAAAGATAGGAAGTATGAAGTCAATGGCTCAAGATAAGGTTAAGGATTATTATACAGAAGATGAAATAAGAAAATTAACTGATGAAGAACTTGACAATCCTAAAATATGGGAAGCAGTTCGTAGATCTATGACTATGACTCAAAAATAATTTCTATCTATATAGAAAGGATGTGTTAAAATGGCTGTAACTAATTTCCAACAAACGATTTGGAGTAAATCGATTTTAAAAGCATTGGATACTATTACATCTCTAAGAAACCATTGTGATTTCAAATATGAAAAGGATAGCAAGAATGCTAAAGAAGTAAAGATTTTAAGTGTTTCTAGACCTACTATAAAGAATTATGTTAAAGGTACAGAAATAGAACTTGAAGGTTTAACTGATTCTAGTCAACTATTGCAACTTAATCAATACAGATACTTTAATTTTGAGGTTGAGGATATTGATAAAGCACAATCAGTTCCTGGTTTAATGGAAGAAGCTTCAAGACAATCTGCTATCGGATTAAAAGAAGAAGGAGATAAATATGTTGCTTCTATTGTAAAAACTGCAACAGAGGCTACATCAGATGCTTTAGCACAAAGTTCATCAGTTATTGCATTAACTGCAAGTAATGCTATGGCTAGTGTTGAAGCAGGATTTACTAAATTATATGAGAATAATGTTCCAGTATCAGAATCATTATATCTTGAAGTATCTCCAAAAGTCTTTACTACTTATAGACAATCTTTAACCGAACTATCTACAAATAATCCTGAAATAATCAAGAAAGGTGCTGTTGGTAAGATTAACAATGCTTTTGTTTGCATTGAAAATCTATTACCTACTGGTAAAAAGGCTGCTGCTTCTACTACTGATGATGTAACTTATAACATCTTAAGAACAGGAAAAGCTATTGCTTTCGCTGAACAAATTGAAAAGGTAGAAGCATATAGACCAGAAAAAGCTTTCCAAGATGCATTAAAAGGATTATATGTATTCGGTGCTAAAATTGTTAACCCTAAAGAAATCTATATAATGAAAACTGAGATGTAAAATAAGAGGAGCAATCCTCTTTTTATTGCCATATGGTGAAGTGGTAACACATTGCACTTTGACTGCAACATTCCCTAGTTCGAATCTAGGTATGGCAACCAATTAGGAGGAAAAATAATGAACAACGAATTATTTACAATAAAACCAAGTTTAAGACAATATTACGGAAGAACTATAACTAAGGAAACTGAGTTCGATGAATATACAGATGATAAAACAGTGCATCAAACTTTAAAAGATCTAATATTAACCACTGAGATTAATAAAGAAAATGAATATGATGGAATAAAGAGTATAGAGTATAGTAAATTAACTCAAATAATACCAGAAGAAACGATTTTAATTTGGAGCGAGACAGATGGTTATATTATTCCTAATGTACCTGTTTATAAACTAAAGGACTTGGAAAAAGAAATTAAAGAAATTAAAGAAATATACAAAGATAATACAGATATTAATCCAAAAGGATAGGTGATAGTATGACATTACTAGAAATGAAGAAAAAAGTATTGAGACTGATTGAAGAAATTAATGATAAAAGTGCCTTATTAACTGATGATCCTGATATAGCAAATAAAATAAATGATGTTATAAATCAGATTCAAAATGAACTTGCCAGAATAAAAAAAATACCTGCTAAAGAAGAATTAGAAGTAACTAAAGGTGATGAGATTGACTTTTCTGAGATAGCAAAGGATTTATTTCAAATTAACATTGTTAGGGGAGTTGAAAATGATATTATAGGTAATACTATTAATTTCTATGGTGATGGTGTTGCTAAGATATATTATTATAAGTATCCTAAACAAATAACTGCTGATACAAAAGATAGTGAGTTTACTTTTGATTTATCAACAGATGTACTTGAAATAATGCCTTATGGTGTGGCTGGTGATTTACTTAAATCTGATATATCAGCTAGTTATGGACAAGTTTATTCAAATAGGTATGAACAAATGTTACAAAGATTAGATCCAAGATTTCATACTGGTAGTATTTATCTAGAAGGAGATGATACTTATGAGTTCTTATAGTAGTTCTGGTGGTGTTCCTAGTGGAGCATTAGTTACTAGAAAAGTAGATAACTTTGCAGGTGTTGATTTCAGTAATAGTGATACTAATTTATCTAGAAGTCCTGATAGCTTAAATATGTGGAAAAATTACAAAAATAATAGTGCTGGAATAGAAACAAGACCTGATATGGAATTAGTAGAAGAATACAATAATACCATATTAGGTCTCTTTTTTTATGATATAGGCAATACTACTCATAAAATAGTCCATTCAGGAACTAAACTTTATGATAATGGTACTGAAATATTTAGCGGTATGAATTTAATTAGAAGTCAGGCTTTTATATTTAATAATATATTTTATATAAAAGATGGTTTAAATTATCTTGAATACAATGGAACTGAAATAAAAGAAGTAGAAGGTACTATACCAACTACAACAATAGGAGATCCTACTGGGGAGGGAACAACATATCAAGATGTAAATTTGCTTACTGGACTTAGAAAGAATCTAAGAATAGGTGATGGTGTAACGACAAAGTTTAAACTAGATACCGAAAATATAGATAGCGATTATGTAGTAACTGCTAAAGTAACTATAGGACTAGACACACTTACTTATGCTCAAGGCAAAGACTTAACAGTAAATGTTACAGAAGGAAGTATTACTTTTAATACTGCTCCTGCTAAACCTACTACTGATGGTCAACACAATGTTGAAATATTATTCAGAAAGACTATTCAAGGCTATAGAGATAGAATTAACAAGTGTACTATGCTAGCAGTATTTGATAACAGAGTATTTTTTAGCGGAAATCAAGATTATCCTAATGCTATTTTCCATAGTTCATTGGAAGACCCTAGATATATTAGTGATTTAGATTATTACAACGAGGGAATGGATTTAGCAAAGGTAAAGGCACTGATACCTAGTAATAATGCTCTATGGGTGTTGAAAGAGCCATCACAAGCAAATACTACAGTCTTTTATCATAATCCAGTTGTTGATAGCACATACGGAAAAATATATCCATCAGCACATTCAAGCATAACAACAGGTTGTGTCTCTACTGGAATTAACTTTAATGATGATATAGTTTTCTTTTCTGATAGAGGCATGGAAGCAATTAGTGGAAATATTACTTCAGAGCAACTACTAGCACATAGATCTAGTATGGTTGATGGTAAATTACTAAAAGAATCAAATTATAAAAATATGATGTTAGAAGAGTGGGAGGGCTATCTTTTAGTAATTATAGATAACAAAATTTATTTAGCAGATAGTAGACAAAAATATCAAAACATAAATGTTGAATATGAATGGTATTATTGGGAGTTATCTTGTAATATTACTTGCACTTCAGTTAAAAATGGAGTGCTTTATTTATGTGGTAACAATAAGATTTATAAGTTAACCAAAACTAATGGTGAAATAAGTTCTTATTGGACTACTAAGCATGATGATTTCAAATATCCAGAATATCAAAAAACAACTAATAAAAGAGGCGGTACTGCTGAAGTAAAAGGCGAAAGTATAAAGATAGAGGTCAAAACAGATAATAACGACTTTGAAGAGGTTAATACTTATGACAATGTTAAGGGATACATAGTTTATAGAATTAAAAAGAAGAAATGGAAACGATTACAAATGAAATTCAGTTCTACTAAACCATTTGGTTTAAATAATTATACATTAGAGTCATTTGTAGGTGGATATGTAAAGAGGTGATAAAATATGGCAATTTATGATGTTAATTACGATGACAAAAGGTTCAAAAATGTCGAAAATGAAAAACAAAGTGAATTAAATAAATATAATGAAACTTATGATAATTTAATAAATGAAAGAAATAACTTTACTAAAGAACAACAGGATATGGTTGATAGATGGGAGAACACTCAAAAAGATGTAGCAAATAAAAATCTTGAATATCAGAAAGATTTAATCGAACAACAAAGAAAAAAATCTGAACAAGCATATCAAAATGAGGCTAAAGCATCTTATATTGATTACCAAAAAGAAGTTGATAAATATGGTGTTAGTAGAGAAAATGTTGTAAACAATGGACTATCTAATAGTGGTTATGCTGAAAGTTCAAAAGTTGATATGTATAATACTTATCAAAATAGACTTGGTACTGCTAGAAAGAGTATGCAAGATGCTGGAATAGAGTTTGATAATGCAATTAGACAAGCACAATTATCTAATGATGAAACACTAGCCCAAAATGCTTTAAAAGCATTACAAGATAAATTAAATATTGCATTAGAAGGATTTAATTATAAAACAGAGCAGGAAAATAACAGATTGAATTGGAATAATACAATTAATAATAATTATTACAATAGATATAAAGATGTTGAAAGTCAAATTAATTATGAAAATGAAACTGCTGAGAAAATTAGACAATACAATGAGAATATGGCTTTTCAAAAGGAACAACAAAGATTAGAACAACAAAGATGGGAACAACAAATGGCATACCAAAGAGAACAAGATGCTATTGCTAATGCCCAAAAATGGGCTAGTATAAATGCTAGTTATAGCAGTGGTGGAAGTTCTTTGTCAGATGGTGGAAGCCTTAATGATGGTGGCAATAGTAGTTCTTCTAGTAGTTCGTCATCAAATAATAATTTAATAAAGAGTAAATATAATAGTTGTCCAGCATTATCTAGCAAAAAAGCTAATAACTGGTCTAATTCTAATATATTTACTTCTAATACTATAAGAAATGGTATTTCTGAATCCGAATTAGAAAACAAAATATCTGCAGGTTTAAAAAATAAATCTATTACTAAAAAAGATGCAGATAAAATATTAACTTGGTTTGGCCTATAAGGTGGTGATTATATGAGTAGTATTCGAGAGAGATTACTTGGAAAATCAAAAGGCAATTCTAGTATAAGAGATAGACTAGAATTGAATAGTTCATATTATAAACAAGAATATAATGATCAATTATCAAAAAGAAATAATATTCAAAAAGATATACAAAAAAACACTTATGAAAAGGGAGTCCAAACTACAGTAACTCCTTTTTCAACACAAAGAAATATTTTACCTATTCAAGAACAGACTGAAATTACTAAAAGCAAAAGATTTGAAGTAACTGCTGGTCAAGATAAATTGGGGCAAAATAAAAGCATAGAAAATAAGTATCAAGAAATAAAAAAATCAAATGAATATAAAAATCAGATGAAACAATTAGAAGAGCAATCAAATGAAGTCGGTTATGCTAAATATAATTACGATAAACAAAAAATTGCAGAAGATGATATTGGCTGGTATGATAAATCTATAGGAAGATTTACAGGCGGTATAGGAAGTCTTTTTGATTATAATGGTGGATTAATAAAAAATGAAAATGGTGACTTAGAATATTTACCTACATTTAATCAAATGAAACACCAAAAGGTTAAAGAAAATTATAAAACTGGTATAGGTAGATTTGCCGGTGATATTTTATATGAAAGTGGTAAAATAGCAGGATCAACATTAATTAATCAAGCTTTACCTGGTGTTGGTTCTACTATGTATTTTGGAAAAATGTTTGTGGACAGTACCAATCAAGCAGTTTCAGATGGTTATGATACTAGTAGTGCTACAATGTATGGTTTGGTTAATGTTGGACTTGAATATGGTGTTGGTAAGATACTCGGTAGTGCAACTAAAGGCTTAACCGGAGGAAAAAATGGTGATTATGAAGAATTATTAAAGAAAACATTTACTAATATAACAAAGAAGCCTAAAATTGCAAATATTTTAGCAAATGCAGGCAGTGAGGCTACTGAAGAATTTGTTCAAGAATATTTAGATAATATTAGTAAATTGCTTATTTTAGATAAAAATACCAATATTAAAGATTATGCTTCTGTTTTCTTAGATGGTGATGTACTTTCTGATGCTTTATATTCTGCTGCTATAGGCGGTGTTACAGGTGGAATTATAGGTACTGCTACTGGCAAAGATACAAATGTAGAGAATAAAGATGTAAATCTATATAAGACATTTAAAGAAGAGTTAGAAGAAACAAAGAAAAATACTACAAATAAAGAAACCATTAACAAAATAGACACAATTATTTCTAATATTAATAGTAATATTAATAATAATTCAAATGTTAATACTAATGTAGATACGATAACTTCACAAATTAGTGAATATGAAACATTAAAAGAACAAAACAAATTGACTAATGAACAAGAAATAGAATTGAACGAACTTAAGAATCAATTAAGTGCTATTCAAAATCAAAATACTGACACAAGTACTTCCATAAAAGAAGAAGTAAACTTACCAACAGTACAAGATATAGTTAATCAAGAAAAATCAAGTCAAAGTGGCATTAATTTGCCAGTATATAATCAACAAAGTAATATTAATAACTCTGATAAGACTATTTTGCCAACTGTGAACGATTTTAATAGTTCTAATATAAATATACCTACTAGTGATATAAAGGTTGATATGGCTAAAATAAACCCTGAAATATTAAATGATATTAAAGGCTTTAAATTAGGAGATCCTAGTATTGAAAGTTATAAAGGTAGTTACATTAAAACAATGTTAAATGAAGTTGGTATAAAAGTGCCTACTGCTATGAATTATGTAAGTGAAGTAAGACCAGACATGAGTTTTACTACAACTAAAGATTTAACTAGACAACAATATGCTTCAATTGGAAATGCTCTTCAAAAACTAAGAAGTGTAGATGTGACTAGTGTTAATAATGCTAATTATAGTATTCCAATAGGCAATTATCAATATGTTAAAAGCTCTAATGCAAATATAAATGAATTAAGAATGACTGCAAGTATGTATTTAAACAATACTTCTAGATCGAACAATACTATTAATTTGCTAGAGAATATAATAAAAGATAGGAATTATATAATAAGATTCAATCCTAATATAACTAATGAACAAGGTGTACCTGTTAATGGATTAATTACAAAAGAAAATGGTAAAACTATAATTGAATTAAATCCTAATGCTGATAATTATGTTGAATTTTTGGTTGTTCATGAAATAACTCATGACATAGCAACAAAAGAAATGAAGGAATTAATACTTGATTATGCTAAACAAGATCCTGAGTTTGAAAAATCATTAGAATCACTAAAAGAAAGATATAAAACTAATGATGTATCAGACGAAATTGTAGCAGATGTATGCGGAGAACTATTCGGTAATAGAGAGTTTATTCAGTCGGTAGTAGAAAAGAAGCCTAATATATTTAAGAAAATACTAAATAATATTAGAAAATTAGCAGAAAAAATTAAGGGCACTGGTGCTAATGAGTATGTAAGTTTTGTTGAAAAGTTAAAAACTATGTGGGAAGGTGCTTATTATAGTAATAAGAGTAACCTTAAGAAAACTGAATATATGATGACAGGAATAAAAGGTGCTAGAAATGCTATAAAAAATGATAGTTATAATCAATTTTTAAATGACAATTATAATAAAGCATTAATATATAAGAAAAATAATATTGAAAATGAGCAAATTCGTAGAAGGACTGGATGGTTTCAAGACAACAAAGGTGATTGGAAATTTGAGCTTAGTGATGATGAGGCCAAAATTATTAAGAAATTAGAAAAAAATAATACATATCAATTGAAGGAAATATTAGAACATAATGATTTATATGAAATGTATCCTAATTTAAAAAATAATAAAGTTAAATTTACTGATTTTGGCATAAGAACTGATGAAAATGGAAAAAAATACATAAAAAAAGGTAGAATTAATAATATAACAAATACTATATCATTGAATAATGAATTAATATCTAAGGGAAATGATGCAGTATTAGATACATTAATACACGAGATTCAACATAGAATACAAAAAATTGAAAAGTTTACACAAGGAACTACTTCTGCTATTGGATTTGAAAATTATCAAAATAACTTTGGTGAAAAAGAAGCAAGAGATACATCAAATAGAAGAAAAATGAACTATGAAACTAGACTCAAAACACCACCTATATCTTCGTTAACTGCTAATATAATTGACAAAAACAAAAACAAATGGTATTCTTTAAATGAGGTTGAACAAGATGCTCAAGAAAATAATACAATTTCTTCGCAAAATGTATCTGAAAATATTTATAGCAGAGGAAAATTGGGAAGAAATACCAAAGGACAAGAACTAGAAAATAGTTCTTTTTCTTTCGATAATAAAGGCAGAAAATTATCAAAAGGGCAACAAGAATACTTTAAAGATAGTAAGGCTAGAGATGAAAATGGAAATTTAAAGGTTTTATATCATGGCACACCAAACGATTTTACTAAATTTAGCTATGATAAATTAGGAACAAATGGAACTTTGTTAGGTAAAGGATTTTATTTAACTGATGATATTAATGTTGCCAAAGCCTATGCTAGTAAAGGCGAAAAAGGGAAGGTAATGGAATTGTACGCTGACATTAAAAAGCCTTTAAAATGGGGAGAAAAATCTATTTCTAAACAACAATATAAATCTTTTGTAGAATCAATAAATGAAATTACAAATGGTACGTTGTTTGCTGATTACAGTGGTGAATATAGTGAAAAAGGAAGCACACAATATAATTCTACACTGAATGACATATTGATGGATTATGAATATGGTGGAGATGATATTGATTTAGTATCTGGAATATTAAATACAACTGGTATGTCTTGGAATAAGGGATACAAGATTTTAAAGATACAACAGGTTATGATGGAATAATAGTTACAACTGATGTTTACGATAGTGGTGAAGGTAATGTATATATACCATTTCAAAGTAATCAAATAAAAAATGTGGATAACACTAATCCAACTTCAAATGAAGACATAAGATATTCTCAAAACACTAAAGAATGGAATGAATATTTAAAAGAGAATTTTCCATCAGCAGGAACAAAAACTAAAATGTCTGATATTAAGTTACCTGTTAGGGAAGATATAGAAAGTAGTTCTAAAAAGAGCAAGATTTTAAATCCAAATGAAATATCAAAATTAACTAAAGAAGATGCCAACACTACACCAATATTACCTAAAAGAGGAAGTGCAAATAAAGTTAATGATGGCACTAGCCATTTTGCTAAAAACATTAAAGATAAAGTTAATATGCTAAATGTAGAACAAAAGGCTGAAATACTTTCAAAAGAAGATGTTAGATATTATGATAAAGTAACTAATAAAGAAAGTTTGGAAAAAGCTTTCAAAAAAATAAATGATGGTGGCAGTTCAGAAACATTAAGATGGGTAAAACAAGATAGTAAGAATGCAAATGCTACAGATGTAGCAGAAGGCTGGATTTTACTAAAACAATATGCTGATAATGGTGATTATGATAGTATGGTAGAAGTTGCTAAAAAAATGAGAGAAATTGGAACAACTGCTGGTCAAACAGTACAGGCATTTAATATTATGGAAAGAATGACACCTGAAGGTATGGTAAAATATGCTCAATCTGAATTATCTGAAGCTTATGACAAAATGGTTAAGAATAAATCTAAAGAATGGATAGATAAATATAGAAAAGACTTTGACTTAAAGCCTGATGAGGTAAAGTTTATCATGGATACAATGCAAGAAGTACAAAATATGGAAGATGGCTATGATAAAAGAGTTAAACTTGCAGAAATACAAAAATTAATGACCGATAAACTACCACCTGAAAAAGGTGCAAAAATTAGATCTTGGATGAGAATATCTATGCTGTTTAATCCTAAGACTCAAGTAAGAAATGTTGCTGGTAATGCTTTAATAATGCCAGTTAATTCTTTTGGCGATTTATTCTCTAGTTATGCTGATAAGTTAATTGCTAAGAAAACTGGTGTAAGAACAACCGGCACTACTAATGTAAAAGCAATGCTTAAAGGTATTAAAAAAGGAGCCTATGAGGCTACTAACGACTATAAAAAAGGAATCAATACCAAAGATATGGAAGGCAATAGATTTGAAATATCAGATGGTAAATCATTTAGTGAAAAAAATTTAATGGGAAGGACTCTAAATAGAACAGAGTCTTTATTAAATTATGTTATGGATGTCGGTGATAGAGTATTTAGTGAAGCGGCTTTTGAAAATTCATTACAAAACCAATTAGTATTAAACAACACTACCGAAATCACACAAGAAATGATAGATATAGCACATCAAGAGGCTTTATCTAGAACCTGGAATGATAATAATAACTATACTAGATTTGTTTTGGGCGTAAGAAAAGGACTAAATAAATTAAATGTTAATGGTTATGGTCTTGGTGATGTGTTAATACCTTTTGCCAAAACACCAGCTAATTTAACAAAGGCAATTGTTGATTATTCACCTGCTGGTTTGATTAGTACCATAAATAAAGGTATTAATTTAAAAAAATCACTTGCAAATGGGCAATATACTGCCACTATGCAACATGAATTTGTTCAAAGTTTAGGTAAAGCTACTGCTGGTACTATGTTATATATACTTGGTATTGCACTTGCGAAGGCTGGAATAACAAGCGGTGATAGCGATGATGATAAAGATACTGCAAATTTCTTAAAAAATACTTTAGGAATTAATTCTTATTCAATTAAAATTGGTGGTAAGTCATTTACTTATGATTGGGCTCAACCTTTGGCTGCTCCACTATCAATAACTGCTAATGTAGTTAATTCTAAAAGTAGTGATTCTAAAGCATTATTAGAAGGGATAGTCGGTTCCTTAGATAGTGCTGGAAGTATTTTGCTGGAGCAATCATTTTTGCAAAGTATTAATGATGTTCTTAATGATAATGATGGTGTTGTATCCGGAATTATTAATGAAATATTAGAATTACCTGCTAGAGCAGTTCCTACTTTTTCTAAGCAAATAGCAGATTTGGTAGATGGTACTCAAAGAACTTCGTTTGAATATGGAAAACCGATTCAAAGTGCTGTAAATAGCATAAAGGCAAAAATACCTTTTGTAAGTAAAACTTTAAATCCTGTAGTAGATACTATGGGCAGAGAAATACAAAAATATGGTGGAAAGAATAATATCTTTAATGTATTTTTAAATCCTGCCAATGTTAGCACAGAAAATATAAGTGAATCTGCTGAGGAAATATATAGGCTGTACAAAGAAACTGGAGAGACAGATGTTATGCCTAGAGTAGCCCCTTACTATATAAATCAAAAAGGCGAAAAGATTATGATGACAGGTAAAGATAGAGTTGAATATCAAAAAATATCTGGTGAAATAATAGAAGATAATATCAAAAAACTAATTAATAATGTATCTTATTCAAATATGTCCGATTCAGATAAGGCAAATGTTGTTAAAGATATAGTTAATTATTCTTATAACATCGCCAAAAAGGATGTATTAGGATTAGAACTTTCTAATACATATCAAAAAGCATATGAATATTCTGAAATAGGAGATATAGGAGATTATTATACATTTAAAGAAAGTATTGATAATACTGATAAAGATACCAAAAAGGCTAGTATAACTAAATTCTTGATAGATAGTGATTTGAATAATGAACAATTAGCATATTTATATGGTAATTATTATTCAAGTGATAAAGTTTTAAATGCTTTGGTACAATCAAATATACCAATTAAAGAATACATAAAGTTTAATTCTGAAACATTTGAGAGTGATTATTATACAAATGGCAAGACTGTACCTAATTCTAGAAAAAATAAAGTGATTAAGTATATTAATAGTTTAAATCTTAGTATTCCTCAAAAAGCAATGCTTATTAAAATGGAATATAGTAGTTTTAAGCAATATGACAACCAAATAGTTAAATATGTTAATAATATTGATTGTTCTTCCTATGATAAAAAAGTAATACTAAAGACTATCGGATTTACTAGTTATGATAAGGATATAATTAATACTATCAACTCTAAAAACATATCTGTTGAAGAGAAGACCAAAGAGTTAGAAGAACTAGGATTCAAAGTAAGAAATGGTAGGGTGTATACAAAATGATAAATAAAAGAGATATAAATAAGTTACGAACACCAGAAGACTTAGAAAGAAAGTATAACCTCAATGATATTTTGACATTAAAAGAAAACTATGAATTACAAAAAAACGGACTTAATAAAGTAGAAAATGAGTTAAATGGCTTTGTGATTGCAACAGGAAAGAACTTAAAAGAACTTCAAGACCAGGTAGATGGAAACATTACTACCTGGTTTTATTCTGGAGTTCCTACTGATAGTAATGAACCTGCTAAAAATTGGACTACTGATAATGAAAAAAATAATCACTTAGGAGACCTTTATTATGATAAAGATACTGGTTATGCCTATAGATACTCACTTGATAATGATGTTTATAGTTGGATAAAAATTACCGACAATGATGTTACTCAAGCTCTTGCAATAGCAAATAGTGCTAAAGATACCGCTGATAGTAAGAGAAGAGTTTTTGTGGTTGAACCAACAACACCTTATGATTGCGGAGATTTATGGATTAAAGATGAAGAGTTATATAGATGCCAAACCACTAAATCAAAGGGTGAAACATTTGAAGAAAATGACTGGATAATTGCTACTAAATATACTGATGATACTAAAGCAAATCAGGTAGGAGAAAATCTTACTATATTAAGCGGAACTGTTACCGAGATAAAAAATAATGTTGATAAGTTAGATACTACTATGACAAATACAACTTCACTTGTTGATGAACAAGGTAGAAGCATAGGTATTTTGCAAGAACAACAATCAGAGGTTACCCAAACAGTAAACAATTTTGATATATCTATGAAAAATGTACAAAAAACATTAGATACTCAAAATGGTACTATTCAAACACTTGAAGGCAAGATTACTGATATGAATTTTAGTTTTAGCACTAAAGGTTTATCTGTAGGTACATCTAGTGATGCAAACAATTCATTGCTTGATAACCATGGTATAAAGGTATATAACTACGAAAAACTAAATGCGATCTTCAACAATAAAGGTTCCGGTATAGAAAAACTTATTGTTACTGGAACTGCCCAGATTGGATATTTAAAGTTTGTTAAATCTACCAAAAACAATAAAAAAGTAACAAAAATCTTCCATTTAAAAGAATTGATTGAAGATTTGGAAGATTTGGAGGTGTAACAAATGGAAACATTAACAAAAAGTTGGCAATATCTAGGCCAAAAGTATATTGGTAGCAGTGGCGGTAATCTATATGTAAGAATATATGCTAAGTATACAGAGCAAGATATACCGAACAATAGAACCTATGTAGTATATGAGGCAAGAAGTTATTACGATAAAGCAAGTTACATACGAGATGATCAAGGTAGTATTGGTGTAAGTGGAACTGGTGCTGATTATCAAAGTGCCGGATGTACTAGACCAACTGGTGTAGGAGAAAGCGTATCTGTTTCTACTGAGGGTTGGGTATATCATAACAATGATGGAACAAAGAGTATTAGTTGTGCTGCTTCAATTAGTTTTCCAAACTGGGGTTGGAGTAATACAGCATATGGTAGTGCAGACTTACCTAGAATACCAAGAGCCAGCGGTGTTGCTTGCAGTAGTCCTTATATTGGTGATAATGCCATCATCAGTATAGACAAAAAAGCATCATCATTTACAAGCAGAGTTACTTACAAAATTAAAAATTTGGTGGGAAATATTGAAGATAAAACTAGTGAAACTACGATACAGTTTAAAACCAGTGAAATTGAAGATAAAATATATGCATTAATTCCTGATGCTAAAGAAATAAAAGGTAATATTTTGTGTACAACCTACAATGGTGATACACAAATAGGTGATACACAATCCACAAGTTTTAACTTATATGCTAAAGAAAGTGTGTGTAAGCCTGATGTAACTGCTACTATAGTTGATACTAATACAAATGTTACGAGTATAACTGGTAGTAATACTAAATTCGTTAAGTATATATCTAAACCAAAAGTAACTGTTTCTGCCACCGCTAAAAAGAGTGCTACTATCAAAAATTATTCAATTAATTTGAATGATGGACAAGCTTCTAATTTGCAAGAAAATACTTTTGATGCTATAGGTTCAAATAAAGTAAGTGTATCTGTAACTGATAGTAGAAATTATTCTAATTCAGCAGATGCAACTTTAGATATGATTGATTACATCAAGTTACACATAAATACTATTTCAATTACTAGACCAGAGGGAACATCTAATGAAGCGGTATTAAATTGCAATGGTGCATACTACAACGGCTCATTTACAGATACTAAGGCTAATTCATTAAGCGGTAGTTTTAAATATAGAAAATCGGGAACTACTGATTGGACTGATGGTGGTAGTATAACTGCTACTATTACTGACAATACATTTAGGATAAGTAATTTACTATTAGGTAGTTCATTTGCCTATGATGAAGAATATCAGTTTCAAATATCTTTTGAAGATGTGTTTGTAATTGCTACTGAAACGGTCACATTACCAAAAGGTCAAGAGGCAATGGCAATTGGTGAAGATGGTGTTGATGTGTATGGAAAACTTAATCTAAATGATTATCCAGTGCTTTTCTTCACAGTAGAGGAAGATTGGCAAGAATAAGAAAAGGAGATGTAAAATGAAAAAAGTAAACTATGAGTTAATGAGGGGGGGGGTCGTTTACTAACAAAAACGATAATCTCTCTAAACATGATTGGAGGGAGTATTATTTAGTACTTACTCCAATGGGAGCAAGTTATGGCTTGTAAAGGTGGAACACTAAAAAGTGGTACTGATAACTACTATCCAAATGCTTATTATAAAGTTGGAGACTTGTTTCTAACTACAAGAAATGAAAATCCATCTATAAGGTTTGGCGGTACTTGGGAATTGTTTGGGAAAGGCAAAACTTTGGTGTGTGTAGATGAAAATGATAATGACTTCAAAACTGTTAAGCAAACAGGTGGAGAAAAAACACATTCATTGGATATTAGTGAATTGCCAGAACACGATCATGATATTTATTATCCGAATGCAAGTGGCGCTTATGGAAATTATCCTATTGCTAGTGTTCAACCATCAACAACAAATAAAACTTGGGCTGCGGTGATGTGCAGTACCGCCATCACTGGTGGAAATAAGTCACACAACAACATACAGCCATACATAACTTGTTACATATGGATTAGGACTGAATAATGCGAACTTTAATGAAAGTACTAAAAAATTTGTTTGGAAATAATACAAAGATATCTGCAAGTGACATAGCAATAAAAGATAGTAATAACAAGGCGAGAATATTAGATAAGTCTGTAATTGTTGACAGTGGAAGTAATGAAAATGGAAGTTGGGTTAAATGGGCTGATGGAACGATGGTTGTATTGCAAGAATATTTTGATACAAAAACTATTTATGTTACAATGGGCAGCCTAAAAAGAGTAGGTTTAAAGGCACCTCCTGATTTTCCACAAGAATTTAAAGAACCACCAATTGTGCAAATAACTTTACAACATGCTTGGCTAGCATGGTTGATGGGTATTGAAGGCAATGCAACTACAACAAATGCTACTGGTAAAGAATTAATTCCGATAGCAAGTGTGGAACAAACAACACTTACTGATGTCAAAATACATATTTTAGCTATAGGAAAATGGCAATAGAGAGATTGAATATGTTAGTAAGCAAAATTATGCAAGTATTAAGTAATTTATTTGGATTAAATAAAAAGATAAATGCTAGTGATGTAGCAATAAAAGATAATAATGGTAAAGCAGAAACATTGAGTAATTATTTAAGTTTTGGCTTTGCTAGTATGCATACTAATTTTGCATATAAGACATTTGATAGTGAAACTATAGTTACAGGTTGGGAAGAACCAATTAGTTATGGAGACATTGTAGCAGATACAAGTAATAATAGAATTGTTATAAAAAACACTAAGTTATTAGAAATAAGTGGTTATACATCAGGTCGTTTAAATGCTTGGCTTTTTTATAAATTAAAGGAAAAGGGTACTGACAACGATTTACTAAGCGGTGCAGGGACTTTATTTCAAGGAAGCGGTGTTGGCAATAACTATTGGGCTTTACCGTTAAAAGTTTTTACAGTAGAATTAGAACCTACCAAAACATATTATCTGCAGTTGGCAGCAAAAGGTTATAATGGACAACCTTTTGATATGAACAATGGGTTTGGTAAATATGCAACAAGCATACAAGCAAAAAAATTAAAATAAAGGTGGCGATAATATGAAACTAAAAGGAAACGAAAGAGGTTGAGTGATGGAGAGTATAACTTTAGGCCAAATAGCGAAAACTTTGGCATTTATAGTAGCCTTAATTGGCTCTATTGTATATTTAAAAAAGACAATAGTAAACGCATTGAACAAGCTGTTGGAGCCAATAAGAAAAGAAATAAAAGAAAACAATTTATCAAACATAAAAACGAATTTGATAAATTTTATGGAATTAGCAGATAAAAGAGCACTTTCATTAGAACAAAAATTAATCTGCTATGAACTATATGACGATTATTGCCAACATGGTGGTAATAGCTATGTTCATGATCATTGGGAAAAATTAAAGAAAGAAGGTAAAATATAATGAAAAATGAAGTATTAAAAAAAGTTGCAAAATTAATTGATTTAAAAAGTATAATGACAATTATAATGGTTATAGCATTGGTAGTGGGTTGGTTTGCTGACAAGGTAACATCAGAACAATTCATACCAATGGTAATGATGATTATGACTTTTTACTTTGCTAAGAATGATAAGAAAGGTAGTGATAGTAATGAATAGCGAAGAATTAGTATTAACAGAAGAAATGGAATTAGAACTAAGTAATGGTAAAGGGGATGAAGTAGATGAGTAAATCAAGTTTAGTACAAGTAGTAGTGCCTGCTGATGAAGGCAACTATACTAAAGGTAGAAGTGGTAGAAGTATTGAAGCAATTACTATTCATCATATGGCAGGAGTTCTTTCAGCAGAACAATGCGGAAGAATATTCCAAACTGTTGGAAGATATGGTAGCTCACATTACGGTATCGGTAACGACGGAAGAATTGCAAGTTATGTAGATGAAGAAGATACTGCATGGACTAATTCAGACTGGGATTCAAACTGTAAATCAGTGACAATTGAAACTTCTAACTCACAAGCAGGAGGAAATTGGCCTGTATCTGATAGTGCTTTAAACAGTCTTATTAAATTAGTAGCAGATATCGCTAAGAGGAGAGGTTTGGGAACATTAATACCTGGCAAAAATTTAACTTGGCATTCAATGTTCACAAATACTACTTGTCCTGGCGACTACTTAAGAAGCAAAATGCAGTATATCGCAGATGAAGCAAATAAGATTAATAATCCAGAGCCTATTAAAGAAAAGACTACCGAAGAACTTGCTAGAGAAGTAATAGAAGGCAAATATGGCAATGGCGAGGACAGAAAGAATGCATTAGGCGATAGATATGCAGAAGTGCAAGCAAGAGTTAATGAAATTCTAGCACCTGTACCAGAGCCAAGTGTCGATATTCTAGATTTAGTTAGAAAAACAATTCGTGGAGACTTTGGCAATGGAGAAGATAGAAGAAATGCACTAGGCTCTAACTATGATGAAGTTCAAAGACAAGTTAATTTAAATATACAAAATGGAACTACAAATTGGGATAATGTAAGATTATATTAAATTGAAGTAGGCTTAATTGTCTACTTCTTTTTTTTATGCCCTGATTTGCATTTTCTATCAATTTATGCTATAATATCTAGCCAAATGAGGGGATAATATGGTTGAAAAAAGAATAAGTGATAAAGATATTATTTATAGACTAACAAGAAGAAAAGATAATATTTTAATTATTAAATATAATATTAAAAATAAAAGAGCATGGTTTCAGACCAATAGTATGCCAAAAAGAAAAGCTATAGACATTAACAGAGTAGTTAACCTATAGTTTTTTTTATTTACTTTATAATTAATTTATGTTAGGATAAACAATTAAAAGAAAGAAGGTGAAAAAATGGATAAAAAAATTATAAAAGGCCCATTACCATTTGTGGGTTTTCCAGAAACAAAAGAAGGAGAGATCCCTGATGGTTGGACAAAAATAGAAGTAAAAGAGTAGTTACCACTACTTTTTTATTCTAAATAATTTCTTCTAAATGCCTTAATAAACTCTTCTCTAGAGCCGATATTTTCTTCCCAGTATAATTGACCTTGCTTGTGCCAATAATCGTTAAATTGGCTATCTTCTTGTTCTTTAGAGTGGCAATTTAAACATAACCTTAGACATAGACCATTTTTCATAGAGTTCTGTCTATTCTTTCCCGAATATATTTCGTGCCAAGTTAGTTTATAGGTGCTGCCACACAAGTAGCATCTTTTAGTATCATTACTAAATACACTATATCTATTTCTTTCTAGACTAGCAAGTTTATTTGATTTGTTTTGCATTTTTACTGGCTTTTGTTGCTTTTTTGCCAATGTTTGTGAATATTTTCTCATTTGATTGTTATTTGATTTTTGTAGTCCACTTTGTAGTCCACTTGTAGCCGGACTTTTTTTGCTAGAAGTGGACTTTTTATATTCTTTATTATCGCATTCTCTACAAAGGGAAAAAGTTATTTCTTTATTTGTTAATTCACAGTATGGTTTATTCTTTCTTTTTTTTAAGTTTATACAATAGTTATTCATTATTAATCTTCCTTTCTAGATAATACCGAATAACATTTTAGGTACACTTTAGGTACATTATTTTTAAAAGGTCAAAGAAATAGGTAGAATTATAATAGGGTTAATGTCATGCAATTCAATGATTTATGAATATTTATATATATGGTATATATCAATAAATTCTTTCCCTTCACCCGCACCAAATAGTACTTAAAAGAGTTTGAAACAAAAACAAGCTCT